ACTTCCGCAATGGCATGACCGAATACACCTTCGCCGTTCAGGTGCTAGTTGGCAGACAAGACGACCGCACCGCACAGCGCAAGCTAGATGCCTACTGCTCTAGCGATTCTGCTAGTTCTGTCAAACGTGCGATAGAATCGAACCGTAACCTTGGTGGAAACGCGTTCGATACCGTTGTTACAGAAATGTCGTCTTATGGGAGTGTTCTCGTAAACGATACAACCTATCTAGCGGCGGAGTTCGCCGTTAGAGTGCTTGCAAGCTAACTAGGAGAAAACATGGCAAAGCTAGTTCTCACCGATGTCGTTACCACCATTGGCGGAACCGACTACTCGGCGAACATCAACCAGGTGGAGATTTCAGTTTCCGCCGACTCAGTAGAAACAACCGCCTTCGGCAGCGCATGGCGCACCGAGGTATCCGGTCTAAAGCAGGGAACCTTCACCGTATCGTTCCACACCGACTACGCAGCAGCGGCAATTGATGGCAGCCTTTGGTCGCTATTCGGTTCAGCAGCTACCGTTGTAGTCCGCCCAGCCGGAACCGCAACTTCAGCATCGAACCCTAGCTACACCTTCGTTGCTAACATCAACAACTTGACCCCAGTATCGGGCGCGGTTGGCGACTTGGCTGTTGCAAACGTTACTTGGCCGATCACCGGTGCAGTAACTCGCGCCACCGCCTAATAACCAAAAAGGAAACCTACAAATGAGAATCAACCTAAATGTCGAGCTAACTGACGGCACTAAGACCGAAGTGGTTTGCACCGCTGCTGATCTAGTGAAGTTTGAGGAGAAGTTCAACATCAGCGTCGCCAAGCTAGAGCAGGAGCAGAAACTTACGCACCTGTTCTTCTTGGCGTATGCATCAATGTCACGCCAGAAGAAAACCGCTCTAAGCTTCGAAGAATGGATGGACACCATCGAAACCATCGGAGCCGGAGAAACCGACCCAAAATAGTCGGGCTGGGTGATTCCTCAGCTCATTGGTATTTGGCGACACTTGCCTGTGAAACTGGGATTGCACCTAGCGTTCTGATGCAAGAGTCCGAGCGCATGCTTTGGACAATGGGTCGCTACTTGGTTTGGCGAGCATCACAGTAATCCCCTGTCAATAAGGCAGGGGGTTTCTGCTTAAGGTCAATGATTGGAATACCAAGCTCTAGCGCCTTGGCTATTTTTTGAGGCGATGGGTTCTCGCCAATAATTAGCAAGTCGGTGCTTTTAGTCACAGTCTTGACTATCTTTGCGCCTCGGCGCTCAAGCTCAGCTTCAAGTTCAGCGCGACTCATCGTGACAGATACTCAAACTTGACGATGCGTAGTTGCTCGCTCGCGTCTAGCAATCTGCCAGCCAGCAAGTAGATGATTCCCTGCACCGCGCTATCGGTAAGACCGAAGGCATTTAGAGCCTTGACGACTGATCGTGGCGTGTGGTGGTAGATGTAAGCCAGAATGTCAAAGTAGTTAGCAGCGCAACCATCCTCGGTCGTGAGCTGTCCGGTAAAGATGCCAATGGCGGTAGCAAACTTGCCAGCCCAGTCAGCCAGGAAGTCTGCGGTGTCAATGCCATAGGTTTCAAAGTGATCGTGTTCCATAGAGCGCAGCCAGGCATCATCACCGTTCTCGATTGCCAGGATGTAGTCAAAAACTAAATCAGCGGTAAAGACCTGCTCGCCTTTGATTGTTGTAGCCGATGTTTCAAATACTGACTCGATTGCCTGAGCAAACGCTTCCTTCATTGCACCCATTGTTTTCCCTTTCGTGAGGTGTGACTAAATACTAATGCCAGTCATTTCGAAATGGCAACTCAAAAGATAACGAACAGGTAACAAGTAGAATGGTAAAGAAGGCGGTTCAGATGCTATTTCAGATTCCAATCCTAGGCGCAGGCATAAAGCCTAGCTACTCGGTGCAGGACATCCGCACCCTTCAAAAAAACCTACGCAACATTGAGCCAGAACTAAAAAGACAATTTGTTCGTGACATCAAAAAGATTGGCAAAGAAGCTCAAAAGCCAATCGTAAGTGCAATTCGCCAGGTCACACCTCTAAGCGGTATGCGATTCAATTACGGTCGCACCGGCTGGGGTAGAGAAGTAGCACCGGATAAAACCAAAGTTGTCTTTAGAACTCAGGCAGGTGGTCAGTCACTAACCACATCGCTAGTTAGAGTGCGATTGGATTCAGCTTCCGCATCTATGGCGGACATGGCTGGCCGATCGGGTCGCTCCATTGGTCGTGGCTACCAGGGAAGTGGCATGACAAGGCCATTCAACAAGCGAATGAGAAATGGCGAAGTTCAAGAAATCACTCGCAGAACGCCACCAGTCGCAGGTCGCAAGTTCGTAGAGAACCTAAATGCAATGAGTGGCGTGACAAAGGGAGAGGCTTCGCGCATGGCTTGGCCAGCGGTAGAAAAAAACCTGCCAAACATTGAAAGACAAATTGATTCAATCGTCAGAGATTATTACAAGATAGCAAACAGGAAGTTCGGCTAATGGCAGTAAATGTAGTCCTCAAATCCGTCTTTGACGATAGAGGCATCAAGTCCGCAATGGGCGAGTTCGGCAAAATCGGCAAAACTGTCGGTGTTGCGATGGCTGCCGTTGGTGCTGCCGTTGCCGGTGCTGGTATTGCGACCGTTCGCTTTGGCGCAGACTCAATCAAGGCCGCCGAAGCCGTTGCTCAGGCTAACAACCGCCTAGCGCAAATCAACAAGTCAATGGGCCTGTTCGGCTCACAGACATCCCAAGTCACGGATCGCCTAATAAAGTTCGCTGAAGCGAGCGAACTAAACGTTGCGGTTGACGCAGAAGTAATCAAGGCCACCCAAGCAAAGCTTCTTACATTCAAAGCGCTAGGTGAAACCGCTGACGAGGCTGGCGGTGCTTTTGACCGCGCCACAATTGCAGCACTAGACCTAGCAGCCGCTGGTTTTGGTTCTGCCGAGACAAATGCCATTCAGCTAGGCAAAGCCCTACAAGACCCAATCCGAGGTCTTACAGCGCTACGGCGAGCCGGTGTGACTTTCAATGAGCAAGAGAAAGAAAACATCAAGACGCTTGTCGAATCGGGCAAGACCCTACAGGCACAAGACGCAATCCTAAAGGCGATTGAAACTCAGGTTGGCGGAACGGCTGCCGCAACAGCAACCGCATCCGACAAGATGAAGATTGCGTTTGATAACATTTCCGAGTCGGTTGGACAAGCGCTACTTCCAGCGTTTACAGAGTTCTCAGACGAGCTTCTAAAAATCACGCCATCGATTAGCCAGGCTTTAGTCCCAGTAGCCGAAAACCTTTCCACGGTATTCCGCCAAAAGGTTCTTCCTGCAATTCAGGACTTTACAAAGTGGCTTGCTTCGCCAGCAGGAACTAAAAAGATTAGCGAACTAACGGATGCTCTCATAAAGGGCATTGACGGATTTATCCGTTTCACCGCTTCAGTAATTGAAAACTTTGACACGATCAAGTTGGCGGTCGTTACCATTGGTGGAGCGGTCATTGCGTTCAGAACACTAAAGGGCGCTCTCGACATAGCCACAGCCGCGCAGTTGCTATTCAACGCCGCTGCTATGAAGAATCCCTATGTAGTTATTGCAACGACCCTGGCCGCTGCAGCAGGTGTAGTCGTCACGCTTGGAACAGCGCTGACTATCTTTGCCGAGAATCAAAAGAAGGCGCGCGAGGAAACGACTGGATTCACCGGTCGCCTTGCCGAATTGGTTGCCGAGCAAAAGCGCCTAAAGGAACTGGTAGACGCTGGCGTTATTAGTTACGGCGACTACAAGAAGGCCATCGGGCCAGTCAATAGCGAACTAGCTGCGCTTCAAGGCGCAATGATGCGAGCCGCTGGTGCAGGTCGCGATCTAAATAAAGTCAGCATCGGTAGCCTCAGAGGTCAGCTATCGGCAGCCGCAGGTGAGGCAAACCGTTTCCGCAACATCCTGGCTGGTATTCCAGCCGCAACTACTGGTGGTGGAAACAATACTGGTGGCGGCGCTACTGGCCCGACCCTAGCAGAACAGCGCGCCGAGGCCGCTAAGCAGTTCAATGCGCTTGTGAAAGAAACCAAAGCCAAACTTGCTCAGGCACGATCGGCTTATCAAAAGGCTGTCAATGAAGCAGGCGCAACACTTCGCAAAGCTACAAAGGCGGCTAACGATGCTTACGTCAAGGCGGTTGATGATGCGACCACTAATCGCAATAAAGCCCTAGAGCAAGCGGCCAAAGACAATGCCAAGACAGTCGAGTCAATAAACAGGACTTATAGCGGTCGCCTAGCTGACATCGTTCGCGATTCAATCAACCGCTTGCGTTCGGCTTACCAATCTGCCGTAGCAGTTGACATTGGCAGACTATTCGGCGAAGAAGCCATTGGAAACAATGTTGACAAGCTAGTCGCGAATCTTCGCACAAAGCTTGAGCAGTCACGCCGACTCATCGCCAACACATCCGCACTAGCCGCTCAGGGCTTCTCTCAGACCTTTATAGAGCAGGTTGTAAGTGCTGGCACGGAAACCGGTAACGAGCTGGCACAGGCGATTCTAGAGGCGACCCCAGAAACTCGCGGAGAACTCAAGTCGCTATTCAATGCGATTGAAGCCGAGTCCGAAACCGGTATGAACGCGCTGTCAAAGGAAATCTACGACAAGGCTGGACTTGCAACCACCGCGCTCAAGACCCTTTACAGCGACACCCAGAACGAACTAGCTGCCGCACTAACCGAGCAAGCCTCACTCTACGCCGAGCAACAAGCGCAGATTATGACAGACTTCAACGAAGCTCTAACCGCTGCTTCGGTCGCGCGTAACGCTGCACTTCAGGCGGCGCGTGATGCTTATGTTGAGGACATCCAGGCTGCCTTTGACGCATACAAAGAGGACTTGAACCGAATTGAAAAGGAATACAAGGACAAACTAGCTGGCATCGAGAATCTATCCAAGGAACTAAAGCGCCAGGGTGCAGCACTCGCCTCACAGATTGATAGCGCTGGGAAGTTCATTCCAAAGGGCATCGAGCCAGCGAAGGACATCCAGAACCTGCCATTCCTCATTCCAAACCCGACAACCAAGCCAGCCAACAACACAATCAACATCAACGTCAAGACCGATCCAACGCAAACCCCTGCGCTAGTCGGTAAGCAGATTGCAACGGTCGTGCAGAAATACACCGCAGTCGGTGGCGGTGCAGGTGGTTCGGCTATGCCTTGGCAGGTGTTGTAATGGCGATTCCAGCACCTAAAGTCGAAATCGGCTTTGACCTAGTAGGCGCTAACGCACCATTCCTAACGCTGGACAACCCAACCAAGGGAAAGCTAGACGATCCCGCTTTTCCACTTTCGGGAACTATCTTTTACGATGTCACCGATCGCATGGTTGAAATCGCAATCGGTCGCGGTAAGAACCGTCAGCTTGACCAATACGATGTCGGTCTTGCAGGTGTCACGTTGCAGAACAACGACCGTATCTTTGACCCTACCTACGCGGCATCACCATACTTCGGGCAGATTATCCCTAAGCGCGCGTTGCGTATCTCGGCTGGAACGGCTTACTCGTTCGTTGGCGTAGCGGATGACTGGAACCTTCAGTATCAGCCAAACGGCGAAAGCGTTGTGTCGCTATCGGCTTCGGATGCGTTTTCATACTTCACCGAGCAGACGACCCCTGAGATTACCAACATCGAACAGCTCACCGGCGCTCGCATCAACTCGGTGCTGGACTTGCCAGACGTAAACTGGCCAAGCGGTAGCCGAAGGATTGACCCAGGCGTTCAGGTCATTAGCGATGAGCCGACAACCGACAGCACAAACGTTCTGGCATACCTAAAGCAAATCACCGCCTCAGAGCCAGGTAGCTTCTTCATTGACCGCGAAGGTAACGTGGTGTTCCAAGACCGCCACAACACCTACCGCACAACCCCAACCGTTATCGCAGACGATGGCACAGGTATTCCCTATGTCGGTATGAACATTCAATACGGATCGGAACTGCTCTACAACGAGATTGTAATTGGCGCGCAGATTGGAACAGCCGTCACGCAGAACGCTGACTCGATTGCCGAATACGGTGTGCTGAACTTTACGCAGACCGGACTACTCACGA